GACGCCAGAGTCGTCAATCAGTTCGCGGGAGACCTGGATCATGATGCCGAACTTGTTCGCGGTCAGCGTCTTCTGGGCGAAGACCGGGTCAGCCGAGGGAAGCGTCCCGCCCTGGGCCGCCGAGACAGTCACCTGCGACGCGGACGAAAGGCCCGTGTGCTGGTTGACGATCGGGACCTGGATCGGCTCGCCGCCAACGGTGTTGAGGACGGTGGGGCCGGTCTGCATGACGCCGGAGACTTCGATCAGGTACGACAGGAGCTGGTCGTAGAAGTCGATCGGCACGATGCCGCCGCTGGTGCTCGGCACGTTGCCCACGTAGCCGTCCGTCAGGACACGGACTTCGGTGGGAGTCATCGGGCGGCCGGTGGAGAGCTTGTGCATGAGCCGGGAGTTCATCGCCGGGATCTCCAGCGGCTTCGGGCGGCCACGGTCGTCCCGCAGCGTGCCGTCGAAGAACTGGCGAACCTCGGCCTCGAACGCCGAGCCGTTGCGGGCCTCGGGAACGCTCGGGCGGCTGGTAACCGCGTTGAAGGCGTCGTCGGTGTCCTTGGCGCGCTTCTCAGCGTCCAGGACTTCCTTGAGGCGCTTGTCGTCCCGGTCCAGGCTCTTGTGCAGGTCGTCGTAACGCTCCTGCTCGGAGTCGGAGAAGTTCCGGTGCTCGTCACTGGCCTTGAGGCAGAGGGCCTCAATGTCGTGGTAGGTGCGCTGAACGTCTTCGTGAAGACGCTTGGCAACTTCAGATGCCACGTGCTTTCCTCTCTAGGTGCAGAAAAGGTCAGACACCGGCTCCGCATGCTCGCGCACACGACCTCGGACGTGCCATTCAATTTTTAGGTTACGAGGGACTGTGAAGTCGTGCAACAGTCCGGGAAAAGAAAATCCCCATCGCGCTGCGGGGGATCAGTCCCGCCCTAGGCTTCAGGTAGCGCGATGGGGAAGTTCTCAGTCGGGGAGCGCGGTCAGGTTCTTGCGGCGGGCGAACATCTTCGTCATCGCCTCCGGCCCGGTCAGGGTCTTCGGCGCGGGCGGCTCGTCGGCGCGGGCCTCAGCGGGCTCGCCCTCGTTGTCGCGGGAGTCAACGCGGATCGGGGTGTGCGGGCCTTCGTGCCCCATCTCCTGGTTGCAAGGCAGCCCGTTGTGCCGCCCGTAGCAGAGGCCCTTGCAGCCCTCGCCAGTCTCGTTGCCCTCGTGCCCAGCGGGCCGGACGCACGGCTCGTGGTCCTTGAACTTCCGGCACATCTGGGCGAATTCCTTGCCCTTGGCGGCACGGATCTCGTCCTCGGTGCGCACAGAGCGCTCATCCTCCGGCGGCATGTAGTCGCCTTCGGGCGCGGGCTCCTCTACAGGAGCTGCACGGCGGATCGCGACAGCCTCGTCGTCCAGCACGCGGGTCTCCTCGCGGTCCTGGGCGGAGCGGGTGTCGAGCGGCGGAACGCTCGGGCGGTCAGTGCGCTTGAAGAAGCGGCTCGCCTGACCGGCCTCCAGCATCGACCGGACCTCGGCCGGGTCAGCGTTAACCCAGCTCGCCAGGGACTCGATAGCGCCGTTAAGGCTGCGAGCGGAAGCGCTGGTGTCCTTGTAGGCCGGGTCCAGGACCGGGGCAACGTCCACAAGCTCGACGTTGTGCAGCGAGCGCATCGGCAGGCCGCTCTCCGACTCGCCCCAGGTGTCGTCGGTGCCCGGCTCCGCCACGCGGAACGCGAAGCTGGAGTACCGCACGTCGCCGCGCTGGACCAGCTCCAGGACATCCTCGCGGTGGCGGGGAGGAAGCACGTCGTACGGCAGGCCCCGCTCGTCAACGGCCAGTTGCAGCGTGCCCGCCTGGCTGGTGCCGAGCACCATGTCGTCCTTGTGGTTGTACCGGCAGACGACGTTGACCTCGCCGCGCTCGATCGCCTTCAGGGCCTCGGTGAACGCGGTCGGCATGACCTGCTCGTGGAAGTTGCCCAGACGGCGAGAGGTCTTCTTGAAGACAGCCGCGTACCCGGTGATGTGCTGGGGCATGCCCTCGCCGTCACTGCGGATCTCGGGGCGGTCAGCGATGAAGCGGACCTCGGGCACCAGGGCCTCCAGGGAGCGCCCCGCATCTCCGGGGTGAACTCCGAACTTCTTGGCAGCAGCCATTACCTTTCCCTTCGCCTTCGACCACATCGGAGAGCGCGGCCCAAGCTGGAGCGCCTTCTGGACATGTTCCTTGTCGTGGATGGGAAAGTGCCGCTGGCCCTTCTCATCGATGTACGCGAACGCCGAGTCAGGCAGAGCGTTCCGCGCCTTGGCGTCTAGCGCCGCCCGATCCTCAGCCATCTGTTACACCCCTTCAGAGGACGTACGTCTTCACGACTAGGTTACGGCCTAGTGTGAAACCACTCAACAGTTACTCATCCGCTACGGCGAAGTAGCCGTTGCCCTGCGAGTACAGGTAGAGGTCGCCCTGAGCCCGCTCGATGCGGTACCGGCCGCCGTGCTGAAGAAGCCGCAGCTCAGACACGGCTACCATGGTGCGCTCGACGGGAAGGCCGTCATGCAGCATCCGAGACTGGATTTCGTTAAGGTGAACCATGCTGGGCCACATCAGAGATGTCCCCTTCCCTTTCCGTTGGTGCTGTAGACCATTTCGCGCACCCCTGCCCGGTTGGGCATGTACGTGGTCAGGCCGGGGACTAGCCCGTCGCGTAGCCCGTCGTCATAGTCGTCGTTGAAGCCCGGGGACTCGCTGAGGATGCGGTCCTCACGCTCAGCGACCGCCACCAGCATGTCCTGCGCCGTCTTGCGGACCTCGTACGGAAGGTCGTTGTTCCGCTGGACCGAGATCAAAGAGGCCAGGAAGCTCGCCGGGTCCTGAGCCAGCGGAAGAGGCGCGTTCGGCATGCCGATCGGAGTGCCCGTCTTGCCCTTGACGGTGACGGGGTACAGGCTGGGTGCCGAGTTCTGGCCACTTGCACCACCCCCGCTAGTTGACGAACTCCCGCTGCCAGTTGATGAACTCCCGCTGCTAGTTGACGAAGAACCGCCCGATCCGCCTGGGGTAGGCGCTACGCCCTGAACCGGGTAGCCCTGCTTCACCAGCGACGGGATGATGTACTTCTCCAGCTCGATCAGCTTGTCGGTAGCGCGGTCCATCTCGAACTCGACGGCTGCGACGAACGACTTGGGGATGACCCCGGCACGGGTGCCCATGGCGTTCATGGTGGTGAGCGGAAGGTACTCGTTGCCGATCCCGGCGTACACTCCGGTCAGCGGCGCGAGGTCTTCCAGCTCCCGAAGCTCGTTGATGTTCCGGAGGCCGATGTTGCGCATGATCTGGTACGTGGTCATGCGTGCTTCGAGGTCCGTCTTCAGCAGGGCGTCCGTCCAGAACTGGCACATCCGGCTGCGCGGCATGATCAGCTTCGAGAAGCGCTGCTCGGCGTTAACCAGCCACGAGCGGCACGCCTCGATGAGCTGTAGCGTGGACTGCTCGGTGGTGTTGTACGTCAGGCTGTCGCCGCGCGTGCCGCCGATCCTGTCTGGCGGGACGTTGAAGATAGCGGCTACCTGGGTGGCGTTCATCTGCATGGCCTCAAGGAACTGGGCCTCAGACGGCGGCACGGTGACCGGCTTGTAGTCCCAGTCCCGGCCGTAGACCAGCGGCTCGCGGCGGCGCAGGGACTTGACCAGCTCAGCGCGCATGTGCGCCGCCTGGTCCTTGTCCACTTCGATTTCGGCGTTCTGGAACGTGCCTGGCGGGAAGCCGCCGCTGGCGAACCAGTCGGTGCCGAAGCGCTGGGCCTCAGTCCCGGCCAGGATGGTGAGCGCAAAGGACCGTAGCGGGGAAATGCCCTCGATACGACCGGCCATCGGCATGCCGCGCAGGTGGAACACCTCAGCGTCCGGCCCGTGCCAGCGGACCTCGCGGCCGAACATGAAGACCTTCGCCTTCATGGGATTCCACGAGTTCTCGTCAGCCGACTCGTGCACGTACACGTCCTGCGGAGGTACCCACTCAATGCCCGTGGGGAAGCCGTACGCGTCGCGGCCGGTGATGAAGCCCCAGGCGTTGCCCTGAAGCAGCACGCAGACCATCATCATGTTGATCCACTCGTACATGGTGTTGTAGTACGAGGGCTCGTCAAAGAACGTCGGGCCGGTCCACAGGCGCTTGCCGCCGGGGCCGGAAGGCCGCCCGGTGCCGTTCTGGATGTACGTGCGCAAGGGCATCGAGGAGATGTTGTCCGCGATCAGCTTGACCGCCGCGTACAGCGCCGGGAGCGCCAGGGCGGAGTCCGGCCCCAGGAACTGCCGCGAGGGGTGCGGAGGACCGCCTGTGTCAAAGCGCCACTGCCAGGAGTCCCAGGGGCGGTTTTCGCCAGGGCACGCCCCCAATTACGCGTTGCTCTACTTGAGCAGACGCTAGGAGCCTGTCGCGATAACGTGCCATGGCCCTTACCACCCCCCTTCGGTTTGGTACATTCGCGTACTCCGCCTATGATTAGAGGATGAACGACCTCACCGGACAAGTGTTTACCCGTCTCACGGTACTAGGCCGCACAAGCCCCCGCAACAACCAGGCGTACTGGCGGTGTCAGTGCTCATGCGGAACTGTGTGCGAAGCATCAGGGCAGATGCTGCGAGATGGCAGGCACAAGAGCTGTGGCTGTCTGAAGCGCGAACGGATCATAGAGCAGTCAACAAGCCACGGGCACAAGACCCGCACGGGGACTACCCCTACCTACAACTCATGGATGAACGCCA